AACTAGTTGATCTGTTAACAAACATCATGTACTCTTCAATAGCACCTTGCTTATCAAACTCAGCTAAAATTGCATCGAACTCAGCTAAATCAGTTGCAGCGTTAACACCAGTAACACCAGTAGTTACGTTACCTCTTGACTCAATAGCTGCGAATAAACCTTCAGTACCTGTTGGTTTACCATCAGCAAATAAAGTAGAGTCTACAGTGTTGTCATTAGAAGCTTTTTCACCTTCTAATAAAGCCATTTCTAAGTAGTCAGTAAATCTAGCTCTTGTGTCAGCTTCGGCTTTTAAGTACCATAAGTAACCTGATTGTCCGTTTTCAGCAGATATTTCAACCCAACCAACTCTAGATGTATCAGATCCTGATACTTCGTAGTAGTCTTTTATAATAATTGGTTTGTTAGTAAATGTTTTAAACGAAGGCTCATTAGCAGTGTGCGTAGCAGAGTCGTTATAGTTATCGCCTTTTTTGTACTCAGAACCGTAAACCATAATAACAGCAGAGTCAGAGTCACCCATACCAATTCTAGTATCAGCTAAGTCATTAGAGTTATAAGGTAGTACAGTAATGTCATTTACATCAGCTCCTACATCAATTGCACTAACATAACCTTTTACAGTAACGTTGCTTGTAGAGTTAGCTATAATAACAGTATCACCTTTTCTAATACCGTGCGAACCACTTGTATAAGCAGCATTAGTATCGATATGATCAGTAATTGTTACTAAGTTAGAAGCTGCAGTCTTAATCGTAGCAGTGTACGTTAAGTGCAATCTTCCTTGTTCAGACCATACAACTTCATCAGAAGTCATAGCCTCTTCCGCGCTGATTTGAGATAAGAAACCAGAAATAGTTCTATTTCCAAAAACCTCAGCTTCTTTTTCCATTAAATCAGGCAGGTATTGTTGCGCCCAGTCATTGTTACCGGCCGTAAAATCTAGATAATTTGAAGATGTAGCCTGTTGCGATGGCCCAGGTACTATATTCAAATTACCTCCAGGAGTTAAACTCATAATTTTGTAATTTTAAATTAGTTATTTATTTTTAATTTTAAACTTAAAATCATTAGAAGTGTCGCCTAATACTCTAACTTTAACACCTCCTGTTTCAACTTCACCAAAAGCTTTTCTTGGGTTCATATCAACATTTTTAGCTTTAGCCATACTTTCTTTTAAAGCATCAGCCTTGCCTTGTTCGTAGAAGTGTTTTGCAACAGCATCAGGATTCATTGCTGTAAATAAAGATTTGTGATAACCTTTAGCATCTGACATTTCGTTATTTTCGTTCAAAAACTTTTTGACAAAATTATTAATGTCGCTTTGAGTTTCTTTTACTTCGTTTGCATTTTTAACGTTAAACCTATATCTTTTATCACCAACATTATATTCAAATCCTTTAAATTTTTCATTAAATATATTATCAGTTTTTAATTTAAAAGTTTTGTTTTGACGTTCTACAATTTTTTTATTCTCTTCTGATTCTTTGTTATATCTATTAAAAAAATCAATAGCTTTTTGTTGTTCATTGGTCAACTTTGACCCAGCTTTAATTTCTTCATAGTATCTGGATTTTTGCCCTTCCAGGTGGGATTTAGCGTTGGCAACTTGCTCTTTAAACGCTAATTTTTTTCTTTTAACTTCTCTTTCTTCATCTTCTGCTTCATCGTATGAAAATGAGTCTTCAATAAGAAAACTAATTTCATCATCAGTTAAATGTTTCTTTGTTTGCTTGTAATACTCTCGTAGCAAAGTAGCATCGTCATAATTGCTATAATCAGTATTTAATCTAGCATAATCTTCAATACCACCACCAGTTTCTTCCATAAAGTCTACAAGCTTTTGTATATTTTCTGGCAAAGGCTTGCCTGTTTCTTGAGCTTCGGTTATAGCTTCTTTAGTTTCTTCAACTAATTCTTCTATTTTTTCTTCAACTTGTTCTTTAGCTTCTTCTGTTATTTCTTCAATAACGGGTGCTTCATCTTGAACTTGTTCGGAGACTTCTTCTCCGGCAGGTTTTTCATCTGTTGTTTCGACGTTTTCTTCGAGTACTTTTTCGCTAGTTTCGGATTCGTCGCGTACAGGAACCTCATCTGTGCTTTGCTCTGGAACGGCATCTTCTTTTGTTTTTGGTGGTTTTGTTAAATCTACTTTGATGATATTATCATCGTTGCTTTGTTGTTTAATGTTAACTTTTGTAACATTTTCTTCTGTAGTCTTTTCGACTACTGTTTCTTTATTTTCTGACATAATATAATATAATAATAATTAATAAGTTTACTTAGGTTCAAAATTACCTAAACCAAATTCTCCACTAAGTATATCATTACCTGCGGACTCAAAGTTTTTAGGTGGTTTGTTACCTTTTCTTTGATCTATAAGTTCGCTTTGTTGACTAGCTTGTATTCTAGTTCTTTCGTCTTTACGATCTTCTTTTTCTTTTTCTTTTTTCTTTTGCGCAGCCGCTTCAGTACTTTTAAGCTGCATGTTAAAATTAAACTCTAATTCCATTAGTTCTTTTTTGTACTGAACTTCTTGCATCATACGTTGTGACTCTAGTTCAGCTTTTACTTGAGCTAGTTGAGCGTCGTTTTGCATTAACGCAGAGTTTTTCTGTACTTCTGCTTGAGCAGCAACTTGTTGAGCTTGTGCATTAGCATTTGCTTGTGCTGCTATATTTTGTTGAGCAACTTCTTGATCTCTCGCTTGTTTTCTTTTTCTTCTAAGTTTTAATAACTCATTTGCAAGTTTTAAATTTTTAATTTCTCTAATATCTATAGCGTCTTCAAGATCAATACTTTGTTGTGATAAAGCTATTTGTATATTGTTTTCTAACAACTGCTTTTCTTCTTCGTCTGGCTGAAGATTTATAAATATACCAAAATCATACAAATGTAAATCTTTTATTTCATCTAAAACAGCAACATTGTGAGCACCAATAGCATGAATAAACGCATCAGCAGTTGGCGAATATTCTAGTATATCAGATACTCTTAATGATAATTGCTCTGCAACTTCAGCGGTTAAAAACAAACCAGACTGTAATATGTGTCTTGTTGCTGTATTACTATTTGCTGCAGCTAGTTTTTGTACACCAACTAGTGCGTTTTTATCTATCGACCCACCATCTCTAGCTTCATTTAAACCGGTAACATCGCGTATCATTTGTAAGTAATAGTTGTAATTACTTATTAACGCTTGTATTTTGTTACCACCACTACCGCTAGTTATTTCTTGTATAGGTACTTTTCCAGGATTTATATCACCGTCTTGTGTAAAAGATCTACCAATTACAGACCCTGTTTGAAAGAACATATTTAAAGCTTCTTGTGGATTGTAATTTGTTCCGTTACCTAAATCTATTTCTGCTAAACCATCTGCATCTAAATAAACGCCGTCTGGAACCATACGAGCCATAACTTGTTGTAGCTTTAAATGAGTAAGCTGTATCATATCAGCAAAACCTGTAATACGCCTTACTAAACTTTCTATTCTACCTTTGTACATTCGCGGCGCAACTATATTATAGTTCATTTTAACTTTAGTATAATCACTTTTTGGCCTTATCATGTTTTTAGCTATTTGCCATTTTAAAAGCCTATTAGTACCAAGTATTAAAGCGCCTTCGTATAAAACTTCTATATTTCTTTGTAGTCTACTAAAGTTACCTTCTTTGTCTGAAGGTGGATTAAAAGTATCATCTTTTTCTATAGCTTTTTCAGCACCACTACCAGTTTCTTTTATTTTATAAACCTCGTTCATATAAGTTTTATAATTAAAATATAAAACTTGAACTTTATTATTATCTATTTCTTTATAAGTAGTAGAACCTTGATTATAATTTGTTTGATAATAGCTTTTGTTTTTTATTATATCTTCTAAATCTTCTTGCTCTAAAAACGGAAACTGTTTTACAAGCTCATTAACAGGTACGTCTTTTATTTCACCTACATAATATAGGTCTTCAAAATAAGGTGATTCTGTATAAGAATAAATTAAATCAGCAGGATCAACATAACTAATGGTAACTCCTTCAGAAGTATTAAAATCTGTTTTAACAGCACCAATACCTAAAACTGTTAAGTCGTAAAAAAATCTTTTTTTAATTAACTCGTAATTGTTACCCTCCATTAAAACAGATAAAGCTTGTTCTTGAGCTATTTCAATTGCTTGCTTATAAGTTAATTGCATGTGCAATGCTAATTCTTCTTTTGTTTCAGGAAGCTCTGGTATGTCAGATTTTCTTTTATTAACTTGAAACTCAGTCATAGCGTAGTCATTAACAACTTTGTTCTGCATGTCAGACAAAATATCTTCCATGTATTTAGTTCTTTTAGCTACACTATAAGAGTCTTGAGCATAAGCTTTAACATCATAAGTACGTTCTGCAATACCATTTACTACTATGTCTACAAACTTAGGTATAATAGGAACTGGCTTCCAGTCTAAATTTAAATAAGATAAATCACCGTTTATAGATAATTCATCTTTATACTTGTCTATTGACTGTTCACCTCTAGCATATAACCTTAAATTATGATAATTGTTTTTATTTGTAATGTATCTTGTTTGATTATAGTCATCATAAAACCACTCGTTTTCAATAGCTTTAGCTATTTTTAAACCATAATCATAACTTAATTTTTCTGCGTCGCTTACTACTTGACTTGGAAAATAACTTTTTATAACAGACTCTGCCATATATTTACTTTATTATTTTAGAATTATAACCAGTATTACTATATCTAGCTATATTTATGTTTAATTTTTGTTTTTCTACATTTGGATTTGGCTTATATAAATGTCTATTACAAGCCATAATCGCTAAGCCACTACTTATTGCGGCATCAAACTTTGTACGTTTATTTATATCAAACTTACCCCAATCATTTAACGTTCTATTAAAATACATACTTCCATAACTACCTGTTTGCATTTGACCAACATGGCCTTGTATATACATTTCAATAGCGGCTGCGTGAGCTTGTTTAATATCTTCACTTGAGTTAGGTATGCCGCCTATTTCTTTTTCGGCTGTAGATAATTTATTCCATATTTTATCTGGTCTATTCATACTATAACCTCTATAACCTCTACGTCTTAAATAGTATAATAATCTTGGTTTATTGTTTTCTGCAAGTAAAGGCATACCATAAAACACTAAAGCCATTAATACATCTTCAAAAAATATATCAGCTGTTTGCGGTCTAGCTATATATTCTAAAAAAAAATGATTTGGCGGACAGTCTTCCATGCTAAATCTTGTTAAACCATGTAAAGAACCTTTTGAGCCTTTACCATCTACAGTACCGCTAATATCGTAGCTATCACAACCGAAAGCTCCTAAATGGTCATTACCAGGGTATTTAATGCCATTTTTTAATATTATTTTATTTTGTAAATCTGAAGATGGCGTCCAGCTTATATTAAACCTACCTTTTGGATCTGGATAAAATATAACTTGACTATCTTTTACGCCATTAACCCATTGAAAATTACCTGTGCTAACTGGTGGTTTTATACCTTCGTTATAATCTATTTGCTCGTATATTCTAACTAAATTAAATATACTGTTTTTTGTTTCGTCTCTAAACGCATGCTCTGTAGTTCTTGGAAACTGTCTATAAAACTCGTTTAACGCGTCTTGATCGTTTTTTAAACCATCGACTTCGTTTTGCCAATGATCTATAATTCCGTAATCTATTAATTCTCCGTCTGGTCCGTAGACATCATTATCTGGATTATCAAAGACTGGATTTCCGTATTCATCAATAAATCCTTCGTAGTTCCACTCCATTGGGATAAAGAGAGAATATAAGCCAGACTTTGTTTGTCCATTTCTATTTCGTCTTGATACGTCTGAGTCATCATATAGTTTTTTAAAATTATCTCCACCTTTATCAAGGGCGTTAGAAGTTGAGCCCATCATGCACTTGCCTACTATTCTACTACCTAAACGTAAACATGTTTTTGTTACACGCCAGTTATTTAATATATTATCAGGTCTTTCCCACTTACCACTTTCATCATGAACTAGTAATGTAAGCTTTTCTCCATCATAACTATTGTCACCT